TGACTTATCGTTGTTTATATCAAAAGATATCTGAGGTATTTTCATGTCGATTCTTTCGACGTTAAGGCCATCGTCCGATATGATCCCGTAATTTCCTACGCTGAAAATCCCTTTATCGAATTGTACGAGTGAGAATGTAGACTCTGCCCCTAGTTCCGCATTTATCTTCTCAAAAACAAACGGAAGGACTTCGTTTCCTGTATATACAATCCTCCACGAAGACCTCTCGAATTTAACCACAAGGATATCTTTAATGAACCCTACGGATACTATTTGCTCTTGTGTTGGTGCGTCTACATAGCCTCCATAGCCTATAACATCGTCTGCCCAAGCACCTACAACACCCCATGTTGGACCAGCGACAACAGTTCCTATGGTTAGTGGTGTTCCGTTTTGGCTCCATCTCAATCTTTGAGGAAATTCTGTGACCGTTGTTGTGTCATCTCCCTCAAATGTATGAAACATTAATAAGCGGCCCTTGTATGGAACAATGCATCGTGCCTGCAAAAGTTTTGTTGGTGTAAGAAGGAAGTCTGGTCTAATAATTGGGGCGAAGTTGTTCCATGTTACTGTGTCCCAATATCTTATTGGGTCGTTTACAGCTCCTCTATGAAAATTGGTGGTCCATAATATGTTTCCGTTTAAGTTTCTCCAGTAGTTTACAGACCAGAAAAACTCGGAGTTTGTTCCATTCCATGTAACAGCTAGCACTGATGGAAGCCTTTCGAATTGTCCACCGACGAATCTATATGAGTATTTGGTGTCAAAAGCTATCATCGGATCTTCGTTTATGACGTCTAGCTCCTGCCTAGGAAGCCCCATCACTGGAAGACCTGGATAATAGGAAAAGGTTATTGTTGTTGCAGCACCAATACCTGCAGTATGGGTGAGAACAACAACGCCTGTTGCATAGTTTATTGTGCCAGAGTTTCCTGGGGTAACGCTTATTAGACCACCTAAACCGTTGTCTGTGAATACTATAGGACCTGCTATTGTTATAACAACGCTTCCTGGTTGAATTTCCGCATTGGGTTCACCTGTAATCGCTGGAACAAGTGTTGCGTATATTCCAAATGTCCATGGAGATGCAGCGCTATTCCCTAAAGATGCAGCTGTTAAAACACGCCTAAGTCTTCCTAAGTGAACAAACCCTTCTCTTCTCTTAACTCTACCTCTCCAACAATAAGCATCTTCTAATTCAGGAAACGCTTTTTCTGGTATGAGAAATGGTTCGTAATATCTGTCTAAGCCGCCATTTTCATCAAAGTTAGCTATATAATGTGGTTGATAGCTCATTACACGGGTCCTATTGCCATCCAATAAAAGTCATGCGCTCCACCAGTGTCTGTATTTCTTACGTGGAATCTTGTCGTGGTAACTGTTCCTGTAACTACGTAAATGGTATTCGTTGTGTTTGAATTTCGTATCATCGTACAAACAACGCTATAAGGACCGGCAGAGAAAGGTATTGCAAAGTTAATATCTCCTGATTCAACACCTGCTGGAGCATTTGCTATTCCCCATTGGATGCCCATGCTATTGGGAAGGAAAGTATATCCAACAGGAAGAGCTATGGGATCTGTATTTGCGGTCATAAGAACTTCAGATCCGCTACTTTTCCTTCTGAAGTATATGTTTGGAGAACCACCCCATGCTTTTGTGTACAGAGCGCCTTGAGTAGCGGTAGTTGCTGGTCCTACTGCCTGTTGTTCAAGAACGACAACCCTATGCTGTCCTCTAAGAGCAACGGTAGCATCATTAAATGCGTAGTGATTGCTAGAGAAGATGGTGTTTAATTGTGTAAAGTTAGTAAGGATTTGAGATTGTGATGCTGATGGTTGGTCTGTTGGTTGTGGTATCAGGGGATTATACGTCATAACTAAAATCCTGAGTAAAGGTTACCGAATGGGAATTGTCCGAACTGGCTCTGTTCCGTGTAAATTGTAGCTGTTCTCTCGGACGCCTGCTGAACAATTACACGGCGTTGAACAAGTTTCATCTGTTCTTCTAAGAGAGGACGGAATTTAGCCATATTCTCCATATCGGCGTTGTCTGCGAATATCTTATCCGCTGCGCCGTATGCGAGAAGTTGCCACCATTCCATGAGTTGTGGGCTCTGTCCGGCTGCTGCTAATGCAGTTGGGTACTTGTAGGCCTCAAAGCTGACCGTGTAGGCCTGATCTGGTATTGGGTATAGCATAAACTGGTCTTGATAGAATATAACGCTCTGAGGTCGACTGGCGACGTATGGCACGTATTGGGCGTTTATTGGGTTGCCAAGTGGAATTGGTTGAGCTGTTAGGCTAAAATCCACGAAGTTGGTTACTGTGACAGCACCTGTTATGTAATTTATGGTTCCAAACACCGTATATGGGCTTGCTGTGTCATCTAGGCACACAAGATTGCCGAATCCATCGTCCACAAGAGAAAACCACACAGGGATACCATCTGTTCCTGCAGCTCCTCTAGCTGATATGAGAACATTCCAGTTAATATCTCTTGGTATGGCGTCTGTTAGAGACCCTGTATAAGCTCCTGGAGGATTTCTTTTGAATCCTGATAGAATTGGTGTATTTGGGAGTGTAAATGTGTAGTTTCCTGGGACAATACCCGTACCTAATGCTACACTTTGCTGTAGATAGTTTAGTTGTGGATTAACTCTGAAGAAGTTGTCTCTGCTCTGTGTCATGTAAGAGCGATAACCCCCTATATATACAGGGGGCATATTAGTTAAATATAAACTAGTCGGAAAATCGTATACTGGACGGTTAGCAGTCGTTACGAATTGATAGTTCACACGTAGCGAATCAAGCCTGAGATGTTCTGGCAAGTCATGTACGTAGAATGTGTTTATGTAGGCATCAATCTGGGCATTAGTTATTTGTTGGTCTGATGGCCTACCAGTGATTCTGCGTACTTTCTGTCTAATGTCTAGTAGCGTTGATGGGACTGTCATATATTAGCCTATATTGCATTCTCGAACTCAAGCGACTCAAACCCATATCTTTTGTTAAATATGATAGGTACTGATATGCCTTCTTCGAGGTTCTTAGTTGGAAAATCGTCTTTCCCTGTTTTGTAGGCATGGACTCCGTGTGCACATGTATTGATTCGTCCACCTACAGCTTTTGCTGTGACATCAACCCCTTGCAAGTGTCTTGCTACGTAGAGTGGTATTTCGTAGATTTCCCCGTCTTGCATCTCTCTTTCGAACACAGGTATGCCTGGATATTTACGTACAATGATTTTTGCAGAGCATCCTTTGTTCTCGTGATTCTTAAACCTACCTTTGACAAGCTTTGTTTCTTCTTCGATGAACTTGTCGAGCATTTTCTTTGAAGATTCTTTATCTGTCTTTGAGATATGTGGTGAGCCTGTTGGTGTAATATTTCCTGATACGTCTAAGTCTTTTTTAGCCATATAAACCTCTCTGTTTAGGTATTTTCGTCTCTTTCCTTTAATACATAAACAAAAATTTAACTTACACAAATAAAAGAAAAGCCCCCTTAGGGAGGGGGCCTGTAAATGGGGTCTTCATGGAGTTTTTTTTATATGCTAAGTCCTTTTTCAGCAATCCACTGATAGAGTTTAGCTGTGGTCTGTACGCCTGTTCCAATGATAACGCCGTTAAAGCTTTGGTTAACGGTTGCGTCATCGAGGAGGTTAGCATACGTGCCTGATGCAGCTTCACCTACAGGAACCACTTGAGCGAAATTAATTCCGCCTGCTGCTGTTGCTGACAATGGGAAAGCAAAGGCAGTAAATGCCGTGCTATTGATATTGACAGTAATAGTGTTGGTTCCGGTGTTTATTGCTGTAATTGTACCTAGGAGCCCGTTCATCTGGGTCATTCCAAATTCAGTTGGAACGATGATACGGACTGTCTCACCTACAATGTAGCCATGAGTTACTGACATAGTGATAACAGCGGAAGCTGCTTGCGTAATGGCAGTAATAAAGCGACGTCGAGGATAGAACCTTGGATCTACAGGAACAATTCTCATAAACCCTGCTGTTGCAGCTGCATAACCGTTCGAGTTTAAGTACCCGAGAGTTTGGGTTACGCCTGGGTTTACAGCAGTTACTGTGAAGTCCATGCCAGCGTATTGAAGCTGACCTGTAGTCCCATAGATTCGGACCACATCGCCTATAATAGCTGTAGATGCTGAAGATGCTACTGCTGGGTTAGCTCCAGTAATTGCAGTAATTGCAACTGGTGCGCCAAGAGCGATGCTTCCGCTATCTGATACGAATGTAAAGCCAGCTGTCGTGATCATTGTTTCAATGGCCAGACTAGCAGCGCCGTTTGTTTTAAGGTTCAAGTATGCAGATCCTGCTGGAAGGGAAGAATACCCTTTAGCACGCATAACTTGTGTTGTTGCGCCTGCATCACCTATGTCGGTAATGTTGATAAGCTCAAATTTCGTGTACCCTGGAGGTAACGATATTGCCCTCATCGCGCCGTCAGAGGTAAAGGTACCTGTGATTATTGCGTTAATTGGTGAACTCATTTTTTATCTCCTTTAGGCTAGGGTGCAGCGCATATTGAATATCCACTGGTCATTTAGGATTCGTGGAACTTCCGCGAATTTATACCCTACACTACAGTTGAGAGCGAGAGGCCCATCATAGATTGGTGGTCGGTAAATGAACTGTGAGCTATACCCGTCTTGCTCAATAGCACAATAGCTCTCTCTACCGCAGACGAACGTATTGTACACCGTCGCGCCAAGCAGAGAAGCATTAGCAGTTGTACTTCCTATGCTAGATAGCAAGAATCGAATGTTAGCAACCGTTCCCCACTCGGAATCAAGTGTAGAGCTTTGGTTTGGATAATTCCATTTCTGGATAAATCCTTGAACCACGTCCAACTGTCCAATAAGATCGGTATGGCCAAGCCCAAAGTACGCATCACGTACTGGAGCTGTGCCAAATTTGTTTTCCCCTTCAACGCCAGTGATGAAGCTGTAGGCATTGTTTCCACGAAGTGTGCGAATTACAAAGTCGCAGTCATTTCGTGTAATTTCTGTTGGGTTGTCTCCGTTTGTACCGCTGACGCAGTTGACGAATGTGGCAGTCGATGCCAGCATGTCTCTCATCAATTGGTCTTCAGTTTGACGAAGAGATACGCCAAGACGCTGAGCCGCTTCGTTAAGAGCCGGGTCTTGGTTTTGGAGCGTAATTTGTTCATTCATAAGTATATACGTTCCATAAAAATCCATCCTCGCATCGATGTTAACAGCTGTTAAATTCTGTGGAGGAGGTGAAATCCCGCTGTTTCCAAGGGGAACGGGCGCTGTAGCGAGCGGATTGTATCGTCGCATACGTAGCGTAGTACCACCATTACGTGGCATAGCTTTGAGATCTGCCGGGATCTTGTGGATCATATACATTCTGTTACTTTAGTGACCTAGTTTCCTAGGCGGGACAACCTCTTCGGATCATCCTCACGACCTTCTTTAGCTATAGTCGTGTTCTGACTGTCGCATCCTCTTTCGAGGCCCTCTCACTCAGTCGATCACGGTGGCTTTCGCCTTCCGCCCTGTCGTCCTGCTTTGGGACTTCCAAGTCAATCAGAGAAGGTTTAAAGTGCCCTAAAGTCAAGGCACTGGTACGCTTAAAAGCTTCAAAGAGAAACTTTGTTGAACAGGCGCAGGCAGAAGAGTTGTAGTTGTAATTGACATTTTCTATACCTAAAATTGTGTTAAAACAGTTCTTGGTATAGCTGACGAGACTAGAATTACGTCGGAATTGACTGGGCGAGGTCTATACACCCTAAGGTGAAGTGAGCGAATTCTTCGTTACGCTGAAAGTATTGTAGTGTAAAATTATTTGTTGTCAATAATTCACTTGAGATGTAAAGCAGCTTTACATGAAAAAGGGCCCACAAGGAGGAGCCCATGAGTGTAGGTATTTAGCCTACTAAGCGATTGTCTTCTAGAGAACTTGGGGTAAGATCGGAATCAACGCCGGTCTTGTCTTGGATAACTTTTTCGATAGCTTCTTCAACAGGGTTGTCATCTGGGAATGCTGGCCATACAGCTTTGACGGCATATATGACAAATATAAGAGCTGGGATAGCTAAAAGCCATAGTATCTTGTCTACAAAGAACGCTTTAATTGCTTCGATCATGTTGATAACGCTCCCGGAAGTGGTATTTTAACATCTGCATCAGTCTTTGTATCTGTTGTTGGTGTGGAATCGACAACATCTGTTGCTGTTCCATGGGTATCGGTTATGTTCAAGCTAACAGTGCACCCAACTGACAGTACTGACACGAATAGAATGGTAAGCAAGTTATAGTTTTTCAACTTTCTTAACCTCCTGCACACCTTTTTTAACGTCATCGCTTACCTCTTCAATGATTCCTTTTTCAGGAGGAAGAGGATCGTCTGAACATGTTTTATCAGAACCAACCTTTGAGGCTCCAGAAATACCACATCGATCCTCTAGGCTTATCCTAGTAAGGCATCCTGTAATTAAGAGCATTGAGAGAGCAAGTATAAGTTTCATCATTTCCTCAACTTTCGCTCCTCTTTCTTTACGATACCTCTCCTTTTCTTTGCAAATGAAAAAGCAACCTTGGCCTCATGCTTCGAATCTTTGGCCATCTCAGGCAAGCCCTTTTTTTTCTCTTCTACAGCCTTTTTCTTGGCATACTGGCCTTCTTTCTTGGCTAGAGTGGAATAGCGCTTCTCGCGTGAAATAACACCCTTAATATCGCGTTCTTTTTTTAGCATATAAGAAATCCTGAGAATCCGGTTAAGAAAGCAGCCGCTCCAGCAACGTCAACTGTATTTCCAACTTCTCCTGTTACATAAAAAGCAACAGTAGCCGTATCTGTAGCATTCATAGGAGCTACAGCGGAAACTTCATTATCTATATCATTGGCTGATGCTACACGAGTATAAGATGAAGTATATACTCTTCCAGTTGTTGTTAGAGTTATCTCTATGAAATTAGCTGCAGCACATCCAGTAGCATGCACAATTGCTCTTAGGTAATAAACTCCGGTAACAGGAGCTGTAAATACCCCTGCAGCCGTAAGATATCCACCTTGGTTGACATCAAGAGTAAGTGCGTCAGTACCTAGGGTGTATGGAGCGCCGTTTCCTGTTACGTTAAGTATGGTAGCACCAAGCCTTCCAGCGAAGCATGGTTGGGCTGTGTTAGTCATCCTATTTGCTGCATCAAGTGTCATAGCAGCAGATGTAACGACTCGAGTTCCATCAAACTTAGTTACACCATTGGCTGTAGCCATTGCGTTAGCATTAGTCCCACCATTGGCTATAGGAAGGATTCCTGTAACACCGTTGGTTAAATTGACTTGTGCCCATGCTGCGTTATTGTTGGCTCCGGTATTGGAAAGATACCTTGTAGCGTTAGCATCTTTAGCGAGAGCTACAATAGCATTAGCTGTAGTACTTGAAAGGAGATCGCCTTGAGCTGTAGTAAGTGGGTATGTCGCTGTTGAATAAGCTGGATTAGCTCCTGCTCCTCCCGATTGAACTACTTGTCCTGCAGTTCCTGCTCCAAGACTAGATACGGCATTAGCTGCTCCACCAAACAGGACCCCGTATTGTGTTATAGCACTTCCAGTTATAGCACTTGTTCCGTTTCCAGTAAGAACGCCTGTTAATGTGCTTGCTCCAGTTCCACCGTCTTCTACAGGAAGAGGTAAAAGTGACGTATTTACAACAAGCTGCCAATCCGCTACACCACCGGCTTTTGATAAGAGTTGCCAAGAGTTGCGCGCAACGGTATTAACCCAAAAATCACCTATATCAAAGCCTGCTATATTTGTAGCAACAGGGTCCTTATCGAAATACACCACGTTAGGGGGATTCGATTCCTTTACCCCTAAATAGGATAGGGGGCTTCTGTCTTGTGTTGTCATATTCACCTATTTAGGTTGAGGCGACTCAAGTTCTTTTTGTTTTCGGCTCTTGTAGTTTGGCTGAGCAAAGACAAGTTCTGCAAAAGCATCTGGATTTGTAGGAACAGATTGCACGCCATTTGCTACAAGTTTGGGCTCCCATTCTTTCTTAAGCCTTTCAAAACACTGCTCATACTTATGTGTAAGCACCCAGTGAAGACGTCTCTTCATGTCTTCATCGAAAATGTCATCATGAATATCGTTTTTGATGACCTTTTTCTGTGTCTCTGAGAGAGTAAAAAGATCTTTGTTGTCTACTGAAATTTTCATTGGTTTCTCCTATGTTAGCAAAACAAATATCCAGCAAATCCTGAGAAAAAGTTTCCACCTTGTACATCATCCGTATCAGCTGCTTCTCCTGAAGAATATACAGAGCAAACGGCGGTATCA